GTTACATTTGCGTCTGCCGCAACGTCTAGCCATCAGGTGGGGCTAAACTTTACGCCTACTATGAAGACGCTGCCGGTTGAGCCTAAACTGCCTAGCGGTTCGCTGAAGGGCTTTAAGAAGCGCATATTTGAAGTAAACGCTGAATTGTTTGAAACACAGTCCTTGCTGATTAACGGGTCGCTGATACCGTTTCGCAGTTTTGGCACAAATGTGTTAAACTCGTCAGTGCAAGAGTTTACTGGGATTAAGACCATCAACGGCATGCTAGGCTATAGCTATGATGGGCAGATAACAATAACCCAAGAGGTGCCGCTGAAAATGTCAGTTCTGGGCATCGAATACAAAGTGAGTGTAGGGCAATAGTATGGCACAGGTAGCAGTACCAGTTGGAGTAGCCGCGCTATCAGGAATGGCCGGCATTAGCGGCGCTAAAGCAGAGGCACGCGGACTTGGTGCGCAAGCAACGCAAACACGCATGCAGGGGCGCTCTGAGGCGTTAAAGTATAAGCAACAGGGGGTGGCTGTGCTAGACAACATGCTGCGCACTATGGCAACGCAAAGAGCCGCCGCTGGCGCTGGCAACATTGACGCCTTTTCTGGTAGTGCGGCGTTTTTGCGTGTGATGGCGCAGAAGGGTGGCGCAAGTGAGTATTACACCACACGCGAGGGGCAAACTATTGTGACCCGGCAAGCCGAGTTGCAAGCTATTGAGTATGAGCGTCAGGCAAGGGCTGTTGTTAAGGCGGCGCGTAATCAGGCCATTGTGGGCATGCTACAGGCTGGCGCTACTGGCGCAATGATGGGTGGTGCGCCAACGCCATCTGGCGTTGGCCCGACAATAGATGCCAGCACGCAGTTTGGTTTGCGTGCGTCAGCAACATATCAGCCGCTAGCCGCGTCTGCTTCATACAACCCGCTGCAACAAACATCATCACAGCAATTTATGAGTTTACTATAAAATGGCAGAGCGTTTAAAAAGATACAGGCCATTGGGCGTTAGCATCCCCACCGTGCCAACCGTAGACTATGTAGCCACGGGCAGGGCGCAAGCTAGGGCAATGGCGCCTATCCAGCGCGGCTTGGATAGCATGACAGACTTTGCGCTAAAGAAGTTTGAGGAAAGAGCGCTTATAGAAGGCGCTGAGTACGGCGCGGAAAACGCGCCTACAAAGCAACAGCTACAGGACGCGCAGGGCGACATCGAGGACTTAGTGCCGGGCGACCAGACTACCGTGTTTGGGCGTGCTGCGCGTAAGGCTGCTTTGCAAACCATGACGACAAACTTTGAGGTGTCGGCGCGTGAGCAAATGATAAATTTGCAAGTTCAAGCGGAACTGCAAGACATGGACACCGCCACGTTTACCGAGCAATCTAACGCAATTATCGATGGGTATACTTCAACGCTGCAAGACATCAGCCCATCTGCGGCGCTGACCTTTCGCGCCACTATGGCGACTGTTGGCAATAGCGCCTTGCTTGCGCATTCAAAGGCTCAGATAAAGCGACAGCAAGACCAAGAACAGTTTGCCATTACAAGCAGCATGGATATTGTTGTTAATGGCGATGCTACAAGAGGTATACCTAGCAGACCGCAACAAATTATATCTGAGGGTTCTACGACCACCTATGATGAAAATGGGAACATGCAGCATGTGTCTATACGCGAAAAAATAGATGCAACGCGAAACGGCTTAAAGGACATGGCCTTTTCCGTTACCGATAAAGCCGGGGCAGAAAAGTACCTCAAGGAATTTGACGATGCTATCGTAGAGGCAATTAACACAGAGGTGTCAAACTTTGTTTTGGTTAACCCAGCAAAGCACATGAGAGCGTTGCGCAGTGGCGAAATTGAAGATGCAAAAATGCGTGACTTGTTTATGGGTAACTTAAACGAAACGCAAAGAAAGGTTGCTATTAAAGCTGCCAGCGATGCTTGGGGCGAAGAGCTTTCTAGGGAAAGCGCTTTAAACCAGCAAATAGAGCGCAACATGAAAAGGGCGTCTGATGATGCCGTGGTAGATTGGATTGATGCTTTTGAGGGTGGCGATGAAGATGCGCAAGATAAAGCGCTGTCTATATTAAGAGACACAAACCCAGAAAAATATACTGAATTTAAAACTCGCTCTATATCCGGCGATGTTACTGACAACGCAGACGCCGTTGAGTTCTTGGAGCGGGAGAAGGCCGGGCTAACTTTAACATCTGATGCTGTGGTTAATGAGTGGGTCAATGGCAATATTGGCTTTACTACTTTTAAAACTTATATGTCTAGCGTAAAAACACTAAAGGACAGAAGGTTTGCTGCCGCTGGCAAGATTTTGCGTTACAACTTAGGTTTGCCAGAGTTGCCATCTAGAAATCCGTCAGTTGTGCAAAGAGATGCGGAGCGTAAGGTTTCTGCAATTATGGATAAACTAACACGCAAATCACTAGACCCTAATTTGCCGGATGACTTTGACCCTGTAGAATTTGTGGATAAAGAAATTGACATCCTCAGAAAGCGGGACGCTGTTGTTGACTCCGCTAAATTAACAGATGCAAAACAAAAAGTTAGAGCGTTAGCTGTTTTGCTAAAGTTGCCGCCAAACTCTGATGTTAACAAAGTTGATGATGCTTTAGCTGAAAGCGGAAATTCTAAGTACATAACGGATTACGGTGAGTCTATTAGAATAGTGAAGAACAGCCAATGAATGATTTGCAAAAAGAAATTATGCGTGTTTTGGACTTGCATGAATTGGGCAAGCCTATTTATGCAAAGCCCGGCAAGGACGGCATCTCTCGCGCTGACTTTATACGCTCTGAGCCAGAGCCTCTTCGTGCGCCGCTACGTCAGGCAGAGCCACAGAGCCTAGAGAAAACTATGCAAGACATCCCGGCTGTTGCTGGCGGTATTGCTGGCGGCGTTGGCGTTGGTTTGGGTGAGGCGGCAGACTTGGGCATAGGGTTGTTGGAAGGCGCTTATAAGGCGCTAAACCCTGACGCCGGAGAAGGGCGCTTCCAAAGTTTTGTGTCTGGCTTGGCAGAGCAATTTGAAACTGGCTATGGCGAACAGGCGCGGTCTATTGTTATGGACATGGGCGAGAAGGCTGGGTTGTCACCAGAACAGCTAGACGTTATGGATGAGAGTATCACAGCCGGCAGCATGCTTAGTATTGGCGGCGCAACAAAGAAGGCGGCGCAAGCTGTGCCGGGCATGATGTCTAAGGCTGGTGACGGCATTCAAACGCTTGGCGACAGGGCTACAGCGCAACTTGCAGAAGCGCCGGGGCAGAAACTAATGTCTGGGCCGCCTATAGATGATATCGTAAATAAAGGCTTTGCGGCTGCGGGTGATGCTGTCAAAAAAGCAAGGGCAAAGAAAAACATATTTGTCGGAGCGCCAAAGGGCATCGACACTAGGTCTAAGTTAAATACGCTGAGGCGCAATGTTGAAAAGTTAGCCATCGAAGGCGCAGACGCACGTTTTTGGTACGAGCGCAGCGGCAAGGCAATACTAGACGCCGTTGGCGGTGACAAGGCAGAGGCAGAAAAAATAGCGCAGATTGTGGCTATCACATCAGCCGGGACGCCAGTCAAGGCAAACTTTGATTTTGCTTTACAGGCTTATGCGCAACACAAAGCTGGCCAACCTATTATGACCGGCAGATTTCCAACAGCGATGAGTAAAAGAATTGAGCAAGTGCTAGGCGGTCAAGATTGGGAAGGTAGAAAAACAAATAACTTTTATGTGAACCTAATGCGCGTTGTAGACCCACAAAAGGTGCAGGGTGTAACAACAGACCTATGGATGATGCGGTCTTTCGGGTTTGACACTGACAACCCAACAGATGCGCAATATACATTTGTTGAAAGGGAAACAAACAGAATAGCAGACAGGTTGGAGTGGGAACCTCAACAGGCACAGGCGGCAATCTGGGTAGCACAAAAAGCAAAAGAGGAAGGCACCGACATTGCTACATCTAAGTTTGACTATTCGGACGCCCTAGACCAAAACCTTGCCCAGATATCATGGGAGAGCATACCGGGCAGAACGTCATCACACATGCTGGAAATGTTTGATGCGCCTTACGAGGTGCAGCAAGAATATCATGTGGCTGTGTCTAAGGCGTTCCAAGATGATGATGGGTTTGACCTAGTCGCCAGAAGGCTTGGCATCCCAACACCGGGAGACTTTGAGGCGCCGGGTTACTTTGAGGGCAAAGTAAGCCCCGGCACACAATCCGAGCTTGTGGCGCCAAAACAATACAAGGTAGACCGTAAGGTAGAACCAGCCGCAATTGAGCTTATAGAGGCATATGCGGCTGTGCGTGGTATATTAATGAAACAAGACGGCGTTGGCTATCACAGGCCGTTCTATCAAACAACCAAAGCAGCCGGCAATGGCATAGAGGTGCGGGTAGGCAGAGCGTTCAGTGAGGCCGAAACAAAAAGGCTTGCTGATTTATTAAAGCAAGAGGCTGGCTTTGAGATAGCCCCTATTGGCGCATCTGGCGGGGTGCGCATAATTAACTTTGACCCTGACTTTGATAACAAAGAGTTTCAAAGGATTGCAAAAGGTGCTATAGATAAATTGGAGCTGGATGATGACGCGGATATGGATGCCGTGTTGTTTGCCAGCCAGAATGGTCTTTTGGAAAATAATTGGAGTGCATCTAAAAATGGTGAGGAATATATCTCTGCGCTTGGCGCAAAAGGACGACCCGATCTTCAGCGGAAGGTTCAAGATATCATCAACGAAGTCCAACCAAGGATCGATGAAATCGACAGCGACTTTTCAGAGCGATATGGGTTTACAAGAAACGAACAAATTAACTCAAACTTCAGAAGAGCTGAAGAGCAAGTAACGCCGCCACAAATGTCTGAACAAGCGGAGGGTATTAACAATGGCTGATCTGCTTGAGGAAAAAACAGAAGAAATGGTAGCTGGCGCACAGGCCAAGCAAGAGGCAACGTCTATTCTGCAAGAGGAACAGGCAGAGCAAAACTATGACCTGTTTGCTGATGAGCCTGTAGTACAGGAAACAGCGCTAGAGCCAGACCCGCAAGTGCAAGAGGCGCTTGTTGCAGGTATGGAAAGAGCGCAGATAGACACAGGTGAGCCGCAAGGCGTTGAAGTCGCAAGCGCCGGAGCCTTTAAAAAATTTATTGTGGAGCCTCTTGCTAAAAGAGTGGCAGAGGCAGAGAAGAAAGTTATTCCCGGTTTGCCTGATGAGCCTATCCAAGAGATAGGCGGTAGGTTTGTTATCCGTGAAATGCCAGAGGAAGAAATCGCCACAATAAACAACGCTATGGGCGGCGACTACGTTAAGAGCCTAAACCTACCGGCCATATCCGAGGGCATGGGCGATGCTGATATGGCAGATTGGTTTGACAAGTTTAAGTCAGCAAACGCAGAGCTTATCGAGGACGCACGCCGAGGCACGCTAAACTTAGACGCATTGATAGGTTTGGCTGAAGAAATGGGCGCGGATGAAATTACTGAACGCATTTTGCGCCGTAAAACTGGTGAAGCGCTAAACCCAGAGGAAATGGTTGGCGGCGTGTTTGCCGTGCGCTCTGCCTTTATAAAGACGCGGGAACTGTTTGAAGAGGCGCACAGTTTGCCGGAAGGTGTAGAAAAGCAATTAGCCTTTTCTAAGTGGGCGCGGATGCTGTCACTAACACAGCGCCTATCTATCAACGTATCAGGCGGCGGGTCAGAGGCGGCGCGTACTACATACGCTATGGGCGCGTTGCAAAAAACGCTAGACATGCCGAGCATACAAAATATAGCAGACGACTTTACCTCAATGCTTGGCCCAGAGGGCGCGGAAACGCTAGAGCATTTAGGCATTCTTTATACGGGTCTAAAAACCACCGCAAGTAAAAATCAGTTTTTGGCAAAGGCGGGTGGCGCGCTTGATCGTGGTATGGATGTAATTACTGAGATATGGATTAACTCGATTCTATCGTTGCCCGTAACTCACGCGGTTAACATACTTGGCAACACTTCATTTCAAGCCCAAAGAATTTTAGAAACATTTGTCGCTTCTGGCATTGGCACGGTGCGCTCATCAATTACCGGCAACATGGACAGGGTCAGGTTTAAGGAAGGCGCGGCACAACTACAGGCTATAGGGGATAGCTGGATAGACGCCACCCTTGTTGCTGGCAAAACATTAAAAACAGAAATACCGGCAGATGGCGCGTCTAAAATAGATGTGCGCCGCATGCAAGCTATTGGCAGCACGGGCGACTTAGGCGAGATAGCATCTATGTACAGAGAAGGCAACGTGCTTGCCGGGTTAACAAATACATTTGGCTCGTCTATGCGTTTAGGTGGGCGTTTCTTGCTTGCAGAAGATGCTTTCTTCAAGGGCATAGGCTATCGCATGGCATTGCGCCAAGAGGCAGAGATAGCCGGTGGCAACGCCTACGATGCTGCGATTGCAATGGGCAAGACGCGCGATGAGGCTGCCGCAATTGGCGCTAAACAAAAACACAATGTTCTTACAAACCCAACAGAAACAATAATAAAAAGAGCGCAGAAATCTTCTGAGGTTGGCACATTCCAAGGCGACCTAGATGGGTGGCTTGGGTCTATCCAAGGTGGCATGTCTCATCCCTTGGTTAAGATGCTAGTGCCTTTTTACAAGACCCCGGTAAATGTTATGAAGGCGGTTGGCGAGCGCTCCCCATTGATGCTGCTTAACCCAAACCTTTACAAAACAATTAAAGCGGGTGGCCGCGAGGCAGATATGGCGATGGCTAGGATTGCCACTGGTAGCGGCATTATGTACGCCTTTGGTTCATACGCGGCTGGGTCACAAAACGCGGATGAGGACATGATCATCATGGGCAGCGGCCCACCTTCGCCGCAAGAGAGACAGGCGCTAGCTCGCAAGGGCATACAGCCATATTCAATTAATATAAAGAACTACGACAAAAACGGGAACTGGGATGGTACATACACATCCACCACTTACTCTAGAATAGACCCGGTGTCTGGCATATTAGCTATGGCGGCAGACTTTGCGTATTATGCAAACTACGAAGATGACACCAGCAAGATTGAGGCATTGGCAATGGCAAGTGTTGTTGGCATGCAAGAGTACATGATGCAAATGCCGTTGTTGCAAGGTGTGCAAGAGCTAACAAATATCCTCTCAACAAGAAACACAAAGCAACGCGCAGAAAAGTTAATAGAGTTTTTGGGGCGCAAGGCTACCGAAACAGGCTTGTCTGCCATTCCGGGCGTGTCGTCATTTAGCGCTGGCATTGAGCGCCAGATAGACCCAACCGTGCGGTCAACAATGCTGCCATCAGAGGGGTTGTTTGGAGAAGACCCAACGCAGGGCAACGCTCTGACAAGGGGCTTTTACCAAGAGCTACAGCGCATGAAGGCGCGTAACCCGTTTTTCTCAGATGCGGTGGAGCCTATGCTAAACCTTTGGGCAGAGGAAATCCGCGCCGGTTCTGGTGAGCAATGGGAATTTTGGTCGCCGATTAGGGTTCAAGAAACAAAATACTCACCTCTCGATGATGAAATACTAAGGCTTAAAAACGGCATCTCCATGCCCAACAAAAAACAGCACGGCATGTTGTTGAATGCACAGCAATATAACCGCATGCTGCGAATTATGAACCACGCAGACTTTTTTGGTAATATGCCAGAAATTGAAGTAGATGGGGAAATGGTAAAAAACCCTGATTACAAGCAGGGGCAAACGCTAGCAGATGAGCTTTTGAACTTTATTCGCAGTGATGAGTATCAAGGCTATGAAGACGAAGTAAAGCACGAAGAGCTATCTAAAATAATATCATCAAGAAGAAGAGAAGCTAGAGATGACCTTTTTGAAGAAGATGAGGTTTTGAAATACAGACTTTCACGACTTCAAGAACAGTAAAAAATAAGGTATAATACCCCCAAGGAGCTACTATGGCAGATTACAACATTAACGCAGTTACCAGACGCGCAGTCTTCACCGGGTCAGCCGGTCTGGGGCCGTATGATTTTACGTTTGAAATCATCGACAGCAACGACCTTGCGGTATATTTCAACGCTACCCTGTTAACGCTAAGCACAGACTACACCGTTAGCATTAATGCCAACGGCACTGGCGATGTGACCATTGTGACCGGCGGCAGCGTGCCGTCTACGCCAACCGCGTCCGACCAGATCGTTGTGGTTGGCGCACGCGATATCGAGCGCACCACGGACTTTGTTACCGCCGGTGATTTGCTGGCGTCATCACTAAATGAGCAGCTAGACAGCCTAACAATCTTTGACCAGCAAGTGTCGGAAGAAGGCAGACGCGCATTGCGTGCGCCTGTGTATGACCCGGCGCTGGTAGAAGATGGCGGCGTGGTGGACATGACCCTGCCAACCAAGGCATCGCGCTCTGGCAAGACGCTAGCGTTTGATAGCGATGGCAACCCAACAGTCGGTGAGGATATCGGTAACTGGCGCGATGACTGGGCGGCATCTGTTGCGTATGGCATCCGCGACATCGTGCGTGATGCTAGCAACTATAACATCTATCGCTGTAACACCGCGCACACATCCAGCGGCACTACGCCAATTAGCAGCAACGCAGATGTGTCTAAATGGGATTTGGTTATTGACGCCACGGCTGTTGATGACGCCAAGAAGCTGGCCATCCACCCAGAGGACAGCCAGTTTACTCTGAGCGATGGCACGACCACCGGCTACTCAGCATTGCACCACAAAGAAAAAGCGTTGGATGCGCAGACAGCGGCGGCTACTAGCGAGACAAATGCCGCAACATCAGAAAGCAACGCGAATGATTGGGCTGTTAAAACAAACGGCATTGTAGATAGCACAGACTATTCTGCAAAGGCTTGGGCTAATGGTGGTACAGGCGTTACATCTACTTCTGGTGCTGGTGCGGCAAAAGAATGGGCTATTACTGCGTCTTCCAGCACTGTAGATGGTACTGAGATGTCAAGTAAGGCTTATGCAGTAGGTGACATGAACAGAGGTTCTTCTGGCGCACACTCTGCTAAAGATTGGGCTAGTTATGTAAGTGGTAGCAATACTGTTGATGGTACATTTCATTCTGCAAGGTATTACGCAGAACTAGCAGAAGCGCAGTTTGATAACTTTGATGATAGATATTTAGGCGCAAAAAGTTCAGCACCAACATTAGATAATGACGGCAATGCACTGATTAATGGCGCATTATATTATGATTCTGGAAATGCAAAGTTAAATGTTTACGATATTGGCACACAACAATGGACAGCTATTGAGGCTGGCGCAACCCCCGGCTTTGCTATAGCAATGAGCGTGGCCTTATAATTTAGGAGCAAAAAATGCCACAGAATTTTCGCAGATATACATTAAGTGCTGTAGGTACTGTTGCGGCAGATATACCTGATGGTTCTAACTTTGACAGTTATGATACTTTAGTTGGCATACATATTACTAACATTGTTAGCAATGCAGTTACTGTTAGTTGTTACATTAATGACGGTACTAACAATATCTATTTAATTAAAGATGCGCCTATTGCGGCTGGTGGTGCGCTTCAAGTTTTAGATGGCGGTGGTAAGTTTGTCGTTGAGTCAGGTGACAGGCTTTATGTGCAGTCAGATACAGCATCATCTGTTGATGTATGGGTATCGGCTGTTGATGACATTAGCTCGTAGGAGTAACCAATGGGTTATGTAGGCAATCAACAAGCAGAGGGCTTTGTCCAGCGTCCTACCAAGCAAGACTTGACAGGGGCAACTGGCGATACTCTTACGCTTACTCATGCTGTTAGCAAAGAAGAAGATATTGACCTCTATATCAACAATGTAAAACAAGAGCCAACGACTGCGTACACTGTAACTGATACAGCCGTAACGCTAACTGGCGATGTAGTTGCTTCTGATGATATCTATGTGGTATATAACTCTCTGGCATTGCAGACTGTAGTGCCGCCTGATGGTTCTGTTACTAGCGCAAAGCTGGTTTATCCATTAACCACGTTTTCATCTACAGGCATTGATGATAACGCTACTAGCACTGCGATGACATTGGACAGCAGTGGGAATGTGGGCATCGGAACGACTTCGCCAGTTTCTTCTGTAAATATAGTAGACACGGCAAGCACAGCAAATGTGCGTTTAGAAAGCGGTAGTGGCACACCAGTTATACTACAAAACTTTGCATCTACAGCGGCAGGTGGTGCATATATTGATGTAAATAGTAACCACCCTTTACTTTTTAGAACTAACGCCACAGAACGTATGCGTATCGACAGCAGTGGCAATGTTATGGTGGGTAGCACTTCGGCTGTTGATGTCTCTTCTGGCACAATTGACGGTGTTACTTTAAAGCCAAATAATGTTGAAATTTCAAGAGATGGTGGAACGCCTCTTTTAATGCGTAGAAGGTCATCAAACGGTGAGATGGTTGCATTTAGACGTGACACTACATTTGTAGGCTCTATTTCAGTAACGACCACATCCACAGCCTACAACACCTCATCAGACTACCGCCTCAAGGAAAACGTCACCGACATCACTGGCGCAACTGACAGGCTAAAGCAACTCAACCCTGTTCGCTTTAACTTTATCGCTGACGCAGATACCACAGTCGATGGCTTCCTTGCACACGAAGTGCATGACGTTGTACCAGAGGCGATTACAGGCACTAAGGATGCAGTAGATGCTGATGGCAATCCTGTCTATCAGGGCATTGACCAGAGCAAGCTAGTACCGTTGCTAGTGGCAACCATACAGGAACTTGAGGCTCGTATAGCCGCATTGGAGGCAGAATAATGGCATTATCAAAAATACTACCAGCCTCTCAAGAGCAATATGCAGGGGCTAGAAATCTTGTCATCAATTCAGCGATGCAGGTGGCGCAGAGGGGTACGCAAACAAGCATTACTTCTGCATACACAGCTTGTGATAGATGGAATTTTACACGGTCTGGTGCGGCTGTAGTTGATGCTTCACAAAGCACAGATGTTCCCTCTGGTGAGGGATTTGCAAACTCATTAAAGATAGATGTTACAACTGCGGATACATCTGTTGCGGCAGGAGATTTTGCTCATTTAAGAACAAGATTTGAAGGACAGGATTTACAGCAGTTAAGAAAAGGCACAAGTGAAGCAAAGTCTTTAACCCTTAGTTTTTGGGTAAAGTCAGCAAAGACGGGAACTCATATTGTTGAATTGTATGACCTTGATAACACTCGTCAGGTTTCAAAATCTTACTCAATTACTACTGCGGATACTTGGCAAAATGTAACTTTGCAGTTTCCTGCAGACACGACAGGGGCATTTGATAATGATAATGCCGCTTCATTACAAGTGGCTTGGTGGCTTCTTGCTGGGTCAACCTATTCTGGCGGCACATTAAATACATCTTGGGCATCTTCAACTGATGCAAATAGAGTTGTTGGTCAGGTTAATGTTATGGATGATGCGGCTAATAATTTTTATCTAACAGGCGTACAGCTAGAAGTAGGCGAACAGGCCACACCGTTTGAGCATCGTAGCTATGCAGATGAGTTGACTAGGTGTTTACGGTATTATCAAGACAGATACGTCTATATGTATGCTGGGAATATTCCTCATGGCTACTTGTATAATATGAGGGCTACGCCAACTTTTAATAGTGGATACACAACTTTTGGTGCTACTGATGAGTATGTTTTGTATTACGCAACAAGTACTGCGGGGCAGTATGATATGAAAATGGATGCGGAGTTATAAAAATGAATATTACATCAGCACAATATCAAAATAACCCTGTTTCTGGGGAAGCCGAACATAATATAGTTGTGATAATTGATGGTGAAACTTTGATTGTACCCCTTGACCCAGCCAACCGCCACTATGCCGCTATCCTAGAATGGGTAGCTGACGGCAACACAATACAGGATGCAGAATAATGCCATACATAGGTAAAAATCCAGTAGGCGGTGGCTTTCATAAGCTAGACAACCTTACTGCTTCTGCCACAGATACCTACGCTTTGACGCTAGGGTCTGCGGCATACTACCCAGAGAGTGCTAACCAACTGCTAGTATCTCTCAACGGTGTTATTCAAGCACCACAAGACAGCTTTACAGTGTCAGGTTCTGACCTAGTGTTTGATGACCCACTGACAGGCTCAGACAGCATCGACTTTGTTGTTGCGCTGGGTGATGTGCTGGCTGTAAAGACGGTTACTGATGGGGCTATTACGACTGCCAAGCTGGGCAATGGTGCGGTTACTGATGCCAAGATAGATACAATGGCGGCAAGTAAGCTGACAGGCGCATTACCAGCTTTAAATGGTTCTGCTTTAACAAATATCGGTGGTGCATTAACTGCCGTTAGCGAACAAACCGCAAGTGGCAGTAGCACGGTTGATTTTACAGGAATACCAAGTGGCGTGGAGTTAGTTAAATTCACTAGCTGGGGGCTTTCTTCTAATGCAACAGCAACTATTGACATTCGAATAGGCGATAGCGGGGGATTTGAAACCACTGGCTATGCTAGACAGTCTCATTATGGAACAAATGCACTTGTTACTGGTGGTAGTTCTTTAAGTGGCGATTCTTGGAGAAACTATGCATGGGTTAACGCTGTGAGTGTTTTCTATTTTAGCGGTCAGCTAGTACACGCTGGAAGCAACAGATGGATAATGGACGCTAGCATTTTTGTTTCTGATTATGACGGCTATTTTGTAACTATGATGGGGTACAAGGAACTGTCTGGCGAGTTGGACAGAATACAATTTTTTCCTACTGCTGGAACTTTTGATGCTGGCACTATTAGAATTATGTACGCATAGGAGACTGACATGGCACTTATTAAACTAAACAATCAGTCTTTGTCTGCTGTTACTAGCGCAGGGTTGCCCAGTGGTACTGTGTTGCAGGTGGTTAGCACAGAAAAAACCGACACCTTTACTACTACAAGTACCTCTTTTTCAGATGTTACAGGATTAGCGGCAACTATAACTCCATCTTCTACTTCAAGCAAAATTTTAGTTTTGGTGTCAACAAATGCTGGCACTAATCCAGGTGGTGTAGCTGAGTTTAGGTTATTAAGAGGCAGCACTGAAATTTTACTTGCAGACTCTGCTGGTAATCGTAGCCAAACAACTTTTACTCTTTATACAGGCAGTGGCAACAATGGTGCGGCTGGTGTAGGAATGAATTTTTTGGATAGTCCAAACACTACTAGTGCAACAACGTACAAAATAACAATGCGTTCAAATTCAAGCGGTCAAATTGTTGGTGTAAATAGAACGCAAGATGATGCAGACGGTGCTTCAACTTCGAGAGGAACGTCAAACATTACTCTTATGGAGATTGCAGGGTGAACCAGAACGATATCCCTTTATATGCTGGTGGCCTGACTGCTCCGTGGTGGGTTGATGTTCTAAGTGATTGGCTTGGCTTGGTAGCTGTTAGCCTTACTGTTATTTTGCTTTTGATAAACATCTGGAAGTCTAGGAAAGGCTAGCCCATGCTTGCCGAGCTTGCCGCCGCAAACGCCGCTTTTCAGGTGGTCAAGCAATTCGTGCAGAACGGACGTGAGATTGCAGACTGCGCGGATAAGGTTGCCACATACGTCAACGCGACAGAGGACTTGCGCCGCAAGGCAGAAAAGAAAAAGCGCAACCCCTTTGCGTCCGGCGACCTAGAAGAATTCATGCATCTGGAAAAGCTCAAGCAGCAAGAAGAAGAGCTAAAGCAGTTAATGATCTGGCACGGGAGACCCAACTTGTGGACGGACTGGCTAAACTATCAGGCGGTAGCGCGTAAGAATAGACAGGCGGCAATCGCTGCCCGGCGTAAGCGCAACAAACAAATCATGGAAATCATTATAATAGTTGTTCTAATCATAGCAGGGTTTGTAGGACTTGCTATGCTTATGTGGTGGGTGCTGTATCTGAAAGGGCTGTAATGGCGGGGGAAACAAGGACGGGGCTAATAGGCGAGCATGTTGCTTGCGCCGCTGTGTTGGGAATGCCGGGGATTATGGGCGCAGCTATGGCGCAACAGGATAAGATAGACTTGCTGGCGTGGGATGATGTTGGCTATCTGCGCATACAGGTGAAGGCACGAAACATACTGCCAGAGGCAGACGGACGCACACCGTGCTATCACTTCAACTATGGCATGGGGCTAACTAAAAAGAAGGCAGAGCGCGGCGCGTATGATATAATAGCGTCAGTAGCTATTGACAGGCGCAAGGTGATATTCACCGCGCTGGATAGTGTCGGCACGGTAAGCAAGCGCATCAGTGCGCGGAGCTTTGACGAGCCGGACGTAGAGATAGATAGCTGGCAGCATGCGCTGGCGGTGGTGAGAGGTAAGACATGAACTGGGATAACTATCCAAACTTTAGCGAGGCTGAGTTTACATGCAGCCATACAGGCAAGTGCGAGATGCAAGCCAGCTTCATGGATAAGCTGCAAGCGCTACGCACAGCACACGGCAAGGCGATGACCGTGACCAGCGGCTACCGCCATGAGACACACCCCGTGGAAGCGGCGAAGGACAGGCCGGGCATACACACGATGGGGCTGGCTGTAGATATCGCGTGCGGCGGGGCTGACGCGTACAACATTATGCGCCTAGCGTTCGAGCTAGGCTTTACCGGCATAGGCGTGGCACAGTCTGGGCGCAATCGTTTCTTGCACTTGGACACATACACCAAGCCGCCCCGGTCTAACGTGTGGAGTTATTAGATGTTAGGAATATTAGCAAAGATACTTGGGTCTGGTGATGTCGTGAAGCAAGGCATTGACCTTATCGACAGCATGCACACTAGCACAGAAGAGGAAGTAGCGGTAAAGTCAAAGGCAAAGACGGATTTGCTACAGGCTTACGCGCCATTTAAGATAGCGCAGCGCATGCTAGCGTTTATGTTTGGCTTCACCTATGTGACTTGCTTCGCCATTGTGATGGGCATGACGCTATCTGGCAGGGGCAACCCTGATGACGTCACCAAGGTCATGGATCAGTTTAGCATCAACTATGCGATGCTGTTGATACTGGGCTTTTACTTTGGCGGCGGTGCTGTTGAGGGATTGCTAGAGAAGCGCAATAAAAAGTAAGGGGGCTACTGCGCCCCCTTCACTATCTCCAGCGTGTGGCGCTGGCCGTAGGTTTTTCGCAATATGCCACGGTCGCACATGATTTCCACATGCTTTCCTATGGCTTGCTTGGAGACGTTCAGGGTAGCCGCTAGCTGTGTGTAGCTAGGAACGTACCCCTGCGCCTCAGATAGCGTCTGTATGGCGCTCAGAACGCGATGCTGGGCTGGTGTAATCCTATACATCGCCAAGCTCCTTCACGGTCAAAGCATTCTGACGCACGCGCATGGCTGGCTTTGCCGGCACAACCTTCTCTTGCGTAGCTTTCATGTTGCGCATGCCCCACTTAACGATAACCCTTTTGCCATCCACAACGGTGTTTGCTTCTTCATGGTTGCCCATATAATCCTTGATGACCGTTTCCGCGTCAGCGATAATCTGGTCGCACTCTTTTTTTGCACGCTTCGCCTCAAGCAAAGCCTCGACAGCATCCTGAACTTCGCCGTCTGATACGTCCAACGGCTGTGCCACATCATCGACCCGGCTGTAGGCCACGTTGCCATCGGCTGGGTTCATCAGCGGATACCAGTCGATGTCTTTGCGGCGTTGCTCAAACTCTTCGACAGCCTGTGCAATGCGTGCCTGTACGCCAGCGTCAGCGTGGTACAGGAAGATGCGCAGGGTAGACCCGCGATAGAGTACACACACCGCGCCCAAGTCTGCGCCGGCGCACATCATCTGCGCCTGTAGCTGTAGCACGCCGCGATGTGGTGGCGGCACATCTTCTGGCGCTGCCTGTGTTGTCTTGCATTCCAGCAATAATTTTTCGCCCGTTAGCTGGATTGCGTTTGCAACGCCGGGGATGATAATGCCCTGCGCGTAATCCTCTTTCACCATGCGCGTGCCTGTGGCCATGCCGTCCAGCGATGCCGCCATTGGCAGCTTGTCATGGAAGAACGCTTGCGCGAAGTCGTCTTCGACATCGACAAGGCCGAGGCGGCGGGATGCTTCTGCGATGATTGCACCCTCATGGATGTCGCCCCAGCGTGTAAGCTCGTTGCCTTCCCACGGCTCCGGCTCTTTGCCAGCATCGCGGTCTATGAACTCCGCAAGCATTTCGTTTTGCGTTGCGTATGGTGATTGCCCCATAAGCTGCGCGATGCGTGATGCTGATAGCATGTTGTCAGGCGTTAGTTTTCCGACCATTAGTTTGTCTCCCATTTGTTGGATTTAGATAGATTGTCTCTGGCGAGTATGACCCTTAAGTTTTCCGCGATATGCAGACCGCATACATTTTCCCCTTTCAAGGGTATGCCGTGATCGACATGATGCTGCACGCCTGTCATCTGGGTCATCGCATTGCGCTCTTTGTACTTAACAGCAATGGCGTTCTTGTCAGCCCAAATAGGTGTAGCCCTAGCCAGCCTTTCATCGCGCTCTTGGCGCTTCATGGAATTGTAAAGGCTAACGCGGCGCTTGTTTTCTTGCTTCCATCTTCTTGATGAAGCCTGACTTGATTGCAAGTTTTTTTGATAATGCTCCCTGCGATAAAGCAAAGCGTAATCACGATTTTGTTGATACCACTTTTTCCTTCTCTCCGCGCATGACTGCAAGTTGCTTGCATAGTATAGCTTAGAATAATCCTTTATCGCGTCAGCGTTTTTTTGCCTCCAATTCGCTGCGCGCTGCGTAACCAAATGATGGTTCTTTTGCCTATATTCAGCTTCGTACCGCAAGCGTTTTTCTCTGTGTTTTATCCGCATCTTTTTGGATTTATGTTTTCCACATTCTGAACATTGCCCGTCAACGGCTTGCCTCTCACAAACATGCCCATGCTTGCACGGCTTGCCAGTGAAGTATCGAGGCAACCCCTTTTCCTGTGCCTCTTTGCGTGTGATGATTTCCATATCAACCCCCCATAATATAAATTAAATTCCACCACGTATATTGTGGCCCGAAGATGTCCACCCAGCCCATGACCCACAGGCTGAGTAGCGCATATGTAAACAACATTCCAGCAACTTTCTGCATGATATTCCCCTTATGCGTTGATGAGATTACGCACGCTAGATGCGTGCCACTGACCGCCCATTGCGGTCGGTATCTGCGCGTCATTGAGCGCGGATGCGATGGCGCGTAGGCTCTGACCAGCCTTGCGCAATGCGTTGATAATAGGCATAGCTTGCGGCGCTACCTGTGCGGTGGCGCTGGCGCGTTGCTTGCCGGTAACTGAACCACCCTTTGCAGGGTCAGGTGAGCCGAGCTTAACGCCCCGGCGCTTTGCTGCGGCTAGCGCAGCCTTGGTGCGCTTACTGATGCGTCTGCCTTCCCATTCTGCAAAGACAGCGGCCATCTGCAAGAATGTGCGGTCTGCCTCTGGCATGTCGGCGCATGTGATAGGCACGCCAGCCTCAAGCAAGCCAGTGATGAAATGCACGTTACGAGACAGACGGTCGAGCTTGGCAATAAGCAGTGTTGCGCCTATCTTCTTGGCGTGCGCCAGTGCCTTGGCTAGCTCCGGGCGGTCGGACTTCTTGCCGCTTTCTACTTCTGTGTATTCAGCGACAATATCATAGTGCGCACATGCGTGCTTCTGTGCCTCAAGGCCAAGGCCGGACTGGCCCTGACGCTGAGTAGATACGCGGTAGTAGACGATGAATTTCATTATGCTGCCCCTTTATGCGTGTGCTGAAACTTTGACCAACACCATGTCAGGTGTTGCGATGCAGACGTATGATTTGCCCTCTGCCATCATCAATTCGTTTGCGCTGTTGATTTTGAACATCGGCTGGCCAGCCTTGTCAAACGCAGCAAACGTCTTTGGTGATACGTGAATTGATTTTAGGCCAGTTGTGATTGCGACTGTCATGCCCTTGGCAATCTTGTCTGTAATCCAATCAAATGTTTTTGCTGATGCTGTCATTTTATTCCCTTTCAACTAACGGTCAACGTGCCGTCAACTATTATATATCACACTGCTATCATAATGTAAAGCATAGATAGCAAAAATATATCAGGGCGATATCATGGCAACAACAAAACCAACATTATTGCGGCTCAGAACCAAGACAGTTTTGATGCTGAAAGAGGCGGTCGAACAGTCGGCGCATCGCTCGATGGCGTCACTGGCTGACGAAATACTGGCGCAAGAATTAGAAAAGCGTTTGACCAAAGACGGGTCTGACCTAGACCGTGTGATAGCGGCGGCACGCAATGGTTAACTCTCGCAACAAGGGCGCATCGTTCGAGCGTGACGTGAAGAACAGGCTGCATGCGGAGCTTGGGCTGGAGTTCCGCCGGGTGCTAGACCAGTGGGCCGAGGCTGGCTTGCCTGACCTAACGTGCGAAGATGACGCGTTTCCGTTTGTGATAGAGTGCAAGCGTTACCGGCAGGGTAGCACGTTTGCCTCGCCCAGCCATTGGGATCAGGTTTGCGTGGCAGCGGAGAAGGCTGGCAAAATACCGGCGCTGGTCTATAAATTCGATAGACTGCCGGAGCGCTGGCGCGTGCCTATTGAGGCGCTGGCAATGCTAGCCACGTTTGAGCGCCAAATGGGTGACGGGTATGACTGGAAATACGCAGTCGAAATGACGTTTAACGATTTCTGCATGGTTGCAAGGGAGTTGATGTGCAATGAAACTAGCGATTGATATGAGCGTGGAAGAGTTCGCCGCGTATCTAAAGAAACAGCGTGAGGCGTTGTTTGACGCCAACGACCGGCACGATGTAAACAGTAAATGGCGCAACCCTAAATGGCGTAGCGCTGTGATATCTGCGCACACAGCACGCATTGCTATGAAGCGGCGTAGCTCAAACAGGCAGCCAAACAAATGATGCGTCATATAGATTTATGTTCGGGCATCGGTGGATTTGCGCTGGGGTTTGAATGGGCTGGCCTGTCAACGCCAGCCATGTTCTGCGACATTGAGCCGTGGTCGCGCAAGATATTAGCAAAGCATTGGCCTGATGTGCCAATCGAAGAAGATGTAAAGGTGTTAGCAAATGAGCCAGAAAAAATCCCAGCCGGGGGACGAGATACAATTCTTACTGCCGGGTATCCATGTCAACCATTCTCACAAGCCGGGAAGCGCCTCGGCGCGGAAGATGACCGCCACATCTGGCCGTACATCCGCGAGATTGTTGCACAAAAACGACCCGCTTGGTGCGTTTTCGAAAATGTTTATGGTCATGTCTCCATGGGTCTCGACCAAGTGCTATCTGACTTGGAAGCCGATGGCTACGCCACAAGGGCGTTTATTGTACCGGCTTGCGGTGTCGATGCCCCGCACAGACGAGATCGGGTCTGGATTGTGGCCCACCCCAACGGCATCAGACTACAAGGGTGCGCCGAAGAACCGATACAGAGGCTCACCCACCAGCCACGGCAATCTGTCAGAGGTGGCAAGGGAAACCCCACATTCTGGTCAGCTGAACCCAACGTGGGTAGAGTGGCTCATGGGATACCCAACAGAGTGGACAGACTTAAAGGATTAGGCAATGCGATCGTGCCAAGGATTGCGATGCAAATAGGGATTGCCATACGGCAATGCGAGGCCAGCGCAACTGGTCAGTAAAGTGTAAAGGAAAATGAAATGGCACTTGGTTTAGTAAATGAAGGCGGCGGCGGTGGTAACATCACGCCAATAATAAAGTTTGATGCGAAGGTGGGTGAGTTCTACCGCGTTGAGAGCGAGAACGTAAACGGCGAATGGGTGCGCGAGAGCATCGAGATGGCGTTACCGTTTGAGGTGGCAATTGATATGGAAAATATCGAGGTCGGTTATATGGCGTTTGTCAGCAACCGCCCAGACTTCCACATGGTCAAGTTGGGTGAGCGCATGCCAGACAAGCCGACACAAGACCACAAGTCTGCGTTTCGTGTGAAGCTGTGCAGCCGCGAGATTGGCTTGCGTGAGTTCAGCAGCCAGTCGAAGATGGTGCAGTCTGCGTTTGACCAGCTACACAATCAATACGAGGCTGAACGCGCGAACAACCCCGGTCTGTGTCCTGTCATGAAGGTGACAGCCACAAAGACAGCAACCGTTAACACACCGCAGGGCGAACAGCGTTTTAAGGTGCCGGTGTGGGAAATCAGCC